GATATTTGATCCACTACCTGATATACTACTACCTGATATACTTGATAATGGATTTGTTGATAGTTTTGTACCCCCATAACTAGTAAGATTATTATTGTAGACTCCACTATTAAGAATCAGTGGCTCATTTGTACCAGTAAAACCAATTACGGGAGAACTCTTATCTGTACCCGTTTTTTGTGTAGAAGCAGAAAGAGATCCTTTACCTGAAAGAGCCTTTCCTACACTTCCAAGTACAGATTGAAGATTATTTGAAGTACCATTATTAATTGATTTGCTATCCACAGATCCACATACATATCTTTCATAATTGAACGAAACACCGACCTTCAGAATCTCAGAAGAATCATAACTTACTGGCATTGCGTTTATTGTTTTTGGATAAAGACCTTTAAAGTTATACTCAATGTATCTATTATAATCTCTATCAAATTTTACAATCTTCATTGAATTGCATTTATACTCTTCAGGATATTGCATTCTAAAGTGTGTATAATCTGATAGTCTACTAGCACTCGATGCATCATGCATAAATTCCATCCAGTGCTCAAAGAATTTAATTGCTTTATAACTCCTATCAACATAAAATGATAAATCGATAGGTGTAAATGTCCTAGTATGGGGCATTGATTCTGCCACACCCATATAATCACCCACAATATCTGCAGTTGCATATGAACTTCCTGGAAGCGATGCAGAGTGGCACAATAAAGTAATATCAGAACTTACAAATGATGAGAACACTCCCCTTGCAGAAAGATGTCCCATTAATTTTGGTTTTAAACCACTAAATTTAACCTCAAAATGAGACGTTTGTGCCAAAGTTGTCAGAACTGGTTTAAAATCTGATATCTTTTTCGGACTAGGTGCTGGCACTCTAAATACCTATTATTATAGACTGTGTGTAGTTATTTAGATGGCATATAGAGGAAAATTTCAACCTTCTTATCCAAAAAAATATAAAGGTGATGTTAGAAATATAATCTATCGCTCTCTCTGGGAGCGTAAATTTATGGTGTATTGTGATTTGAATGAGAATATTCTTGAATGGGGAAGTGAAGAGATTGCCTTACCATACCGTTCACCCATTGATAACAGAATTCATAGATATTTTCCAGATTTCTATATCAAATACAAAAACAAATCTGGAAAGATAGTAAAGTCTCTTATAGAAGTAAAACCATTAAAACAAACTACTCCCCCACCAAAACCACAAAGACAAACAAAAGGATATCTATTCGAAGCATACGAGTATGCCAAGAATCAGGCAAAATGGGAAGCAGCAAGAGAGTTTTGTAAGGATCGTATGTGGGAGTTTAAAGTTCTAACAGAAAAAGAACTCGGTATTAGATAATGCCAAGAAAAACACTAAAACAAAGAAAAAGACCTACAGATACAGATAGTAATCGTAATAGGATTCGTGAAATCAGTGATGATATGATTGGATTGAAGAATCCAGATGATTTTATGGTAGCAATACTGGAAGCAGTAAAAGATACCTATACTCCAGTACCAGAACCAGGTAAAGTATATGTTTTTATATACAAACCTAAAACTTCTAATATAAGATACGACCAAAATCCATTTGTAGCAGTAACAGATATTTTTTCCTGGGGATTCCGTGGTCTAAACTTTCATTGGGGTGAAACTAGACAATACACCTGGAATGAAATCTCTGGAAACATGTATGAAATATATTCTTCTGAAGTAAAAGACTTACAACAGATACCTTTTCAAAATTTCAAACTAAATAGTTAAAAAACGTGTAATGTCACACACAGATCTTCATGCAAAAACTGAAGTATTAGCATCCAGTGGTCAGTCTAGTTCTTCGGTAAAAGCTACTACTAAGTCCTCTGCTGGTAATGCAATATCCTCTGGTGCGAAGAAAAGTGGTTCAAGTATATTCAGATACCCATATAAACCCTACACCGAAGATGAAAAACAAAATGGTAGGGATTATCTTAGAATACAAATTAAAGAATTGGAATATGGGGGATTTAATTCAGACCAATCAGCTCAAAAATTATTAAATCCGCCATCACAATCTAAAAGTAAACAAAGTTTAAAGGCGACAATATATTTGCCTATGCCACAAAATTTGCAAGATAGTAATTCTTTGGGTTGGGGTGATGATCGAATTGGTCCTCTTGGAGCAGCCGCATATAGTTTGGGAAAAGGTGTAATCTCAGGTGAAATTCAAAATACTTATGAAGCTCTTGAAAATGCGGTGAAAGGTCTTACTAAGGATGACTCTGCACGATCTGCATTACTTTCATATGTAACAGGAATGGCTTCTGGTGGTATTGGTGGTAATATAAGTCCTCAATCTGTTGTTACAAGGTCAACAGGACAAATACTGCAAACTAATTTGGAACTTCTCTTCCAAGGAGTCTCTTTGAGAACTTTTTCATTCCCTTTCAATTTTGCTCCAAGAAGTCGAGAAGAGGCAGAAGAAGTTAAAAAAATAATTAGAGTTTTTAAAAAGCACATGTCTGCTAAAAAATCTGGTCAAGAAAACCTCTTTATCAAATCTCCAGATGTGTTTCAGTTAACTTTCATGAAAGGAACACAACAACATGAATATCTGAATTGCTTTAAATTGTGTGCTTTGACTGATATGTCGCTAAATTATACTGGATCAGGAACTTATATGACGTATGAAAAGGGTCAACCTGTTCATACAACAATGAATCTTACATTTAAAGAACTGTTCCCAGTTTATGCGGAAGAGTATGAAGAAGGACTTGGCGAAAAAGGATTAGGTTACTAAAATGACTTATTTCAGAGAACTACCAGACTTAGAATACCTTTCACCCTTACTTAGTAAGGGAACATCGAAAGAATATATTATGGTCAAAAATTTATTCCGTAGAGTAAAATTATTTGACTGGATTAAAGATATTAGTAATACTTTCTTGAAAATCCAAATAACTGAGTATGCTAGACCAGATATGATAGCAGAAGAGTATTATGGGTCCGCTACTTATGATTGGGTAGTTTTATTGACAGCAGATATTGTAAATGTTCAGGCACAATGGCCATTATCAAATTATGACTTAATAGAATATGTTGAAGAAAAATATGGTGTTGAGAATGTAAATGATGTTCATCATTGGGAAACTGTGGAGGTCAGAGACCAAAATGGTAGATTAGTGCTTCCTGCTGGTAAAATTGTAGATGAAGGATTTACAATAAATTCCCCCGATGGAGTACATTCTACAGAATATAGAATCATCAGGGGATTTGAAGATGAAGTTTGGACCGATACTGTAAATCCTGTCAGTCCTGTAGTTGGTGTTAGTAATTACGAATATGAAAATAGAATAAATGAAGATAAAAGATCAATTTCTATTTTAAGACCAGACTATCTCCAACAATTCATCAATGATATGAGAGTATTGATGGCATATAGCAAGAGTACAGAATTTATCAATAGTAAACTTGCTAAGGTAGAAAATAGTCAGTTGTTCTGAACAAAAATCTCTGGAATACTTTGTTCGGTCTTTAAATTAGAAATCTTTCTTTGATTCTGATAGACCACAGTACTTAAAATTGCAAACCCCACAACTTGTGCTGTTATAATAGTCGCTATCAGCGTATTAGATGATTGCTTTGACTTCTGTATTTTTTCTAAGTCCCTCAATCTCCTTTGAAAAGAACCAAGAAGTGATATTATACTCTCTCTACTAAGTATCGGGGTGGATGCAGATCCTTGAGAGTTTGAAGAGTCGTTGTTGCTCATGACGTTCTAGTCCAAATATTATTTTGGGAACAGGGAGTATAAAACTCCCTGTATGCCTTCAATATTTAGAAATGAAAGTCATTCTTCGGCAAGGCGGGCGAAGTAAGATAGAGCATCATCATCCTCATCATCAGAAGAACTCGAAGAAAGACTGCTCAGTTCATCCTTCATAGACTGGGGAACCTCGGGTGCAGACTCACCACGACGCTCACGATCCCAGGACTCTTCCATCTCTACGGTTTCCTGGTCCTGCATCTTGGGCACACCACGGACACCCAGAACATAGTCAAGACGCTTCTTCAGAGCATCGTAGTCCTTGAACTGGTCAGCAGCAACGAGTTCTGCCAGGGAGTACTCCTTCTTCCAGATTGCTTCCATAGCGTCATCATCATCCAGGAGAGCATCAGAACGGGCAAACTCAGAAGAGTCGTAGTTGCGATAACCAGCAACGTTCTTTGCCTTCAGTTTGAAGTTAGCACCACCCCAGAAGTCAAATGGATCGATTGCTTCCTCATCCTCAAACTCAGGTTGCATGGCAGCAGTGAGCTTGTCAAAAATCTTCTTGCCAAACTTATACAGGAAGACCTTACCTTCGTTCTCGGGGTTGGCAGGATCCTTAACCACATAGATGTTAGCAATATAAGTCAGTTTACGCTTCTGCTTACGTGCTGCTTCTTTACCAGCATCGGTGCCGTTGTTCCACAGCATCGTGTTGTACTCGGACACAGGGTCCTTCTGACCCAGAGTGGTCAGGGAGTTCTCAATATACCAACCACCAGGACCTTGGAAGGCATGACTGTAGAGTTTGACGAAAGGCAGGTCTTCACCTTCGGGAGCAGGAAGGAAACGGATGACGGCATAACCATTGCCGCTCTTATCACATTCCAGTTTCCATTGGCGGTCATCACCAGAAGATGAACCGTTATTATTCATTTTTTCGACTTCCTTGACCAGTTTTGCGGTCAGGTTGCCAAGCTTAGATTGCTTTTTAAGGTCTGCGAAAGACATTTGGATTACCTCGGATTAATTGGATTCGGGGGATTTACTCGGATAGTATAGCAAAGATTCCCTCAGTCGTCAAGATAGTCTTTGAGGGATTCAATTGTTTCTCTCATACTGTCGAATAAAATTGACATATCAGTGTCTGGTGGGAAACCCATCAGTGCCACCGATTTGCGTAGGTTCTCTTTCATCTCAACCGCTTGTGGGTCATCTGAAAGAGACAATCTAGTATACATGATCCTTTGCTTTTCTAGCAAGGTCTGTAACTTTTCAACGTGTTCTCTCTTGGTCTCAGCATCCATTCCACCAAAGGTCAGGATACTGCCATAGATTTCTTCCTGAAGATTATTAATCTCAGTCAGTTCGTCTTGGATAATATCAGATTTAAAAAAGTCACTCATTGATTATAGACCGCAAAATCTTACGATAATTGAACACATCAATATTTATGAACGGGGAATACTTTTTTAATTTTAAACTTACGGATTCCCACACTGGGTCCAAAAGTTTCTTATCAAACTTATTCCCGAACAGGAATATTTTATCATATATCACCAGGGTTTCTAGGGAAATTTTCCCGCCCAGGAACATTTTTAGAACGGGTGGATGACCTTTCGAACAGTCGAAAACACTCTCTAATTCGTTCTC